AATTAATGTGTTGGGGGTATGGTAGTTATATCTGTAAAACCCCCAATGCAATAAAATATTCTGAGAGTTTGTTGTTGTTCTCTCAGGACTAGGCGGCTGTTATAAGCTTTGTTCATAGCTTACTCCTTCGGCCGCCGCTCCCCTTGCGCACTTGCGCGTTTACCCAGATAAAAGAAGTAGGACCCAAACAAGGCGGCGTGAGAGTTTGCCCAACCCCCCGGGGTACCCCGCTTTTGTATAGTAAGGGGTCCCAATCAGTCACGTATATGTTTGATTCACAAATAGATATGTGCTAAATTCGTTTTCACTTTAAAAACGTAAAGGTGCAAAAAATTATAAAAAATTTTTTCAAATGCTAACCCCAGAACAGATAAACAATTTACCTCCTGACACAAAAAAGGAATATTTAAAAGCAGCGTTGCTTCTTGATGAAAAGAAAAAAGATCAAGCGATCCGTGATGACTTTTTATCTTTTGTAAAATACATGTGGCCTGAATTTATTGAAGGTGAACATCACAAAATTATGTCAGAAAAATTTAACCGTGTAGCTAACGGTGATTTAAAACGACTTATTATTAATATGGCACCAAGACACACTAAGTCTGAATTTGCATCTAATTTTTTACCTGCATGGATGATTGGAAATAATCCAGCACTTAAAATCATACAAGCAACAAATAATGCAGAACTTGCAGTTCGTTTTGGTCGTAAAGCAAAAACATTAATTGATACTGAAGAATATCAGAAAGTATTTAACACAAGATTACGTGAAGATTCACAAGCCGCAGGTAAATGGGAAACAGAACAAGGTGGTGAATATTATGCAGCCGGTGTCGGCGGATCAATAACTGGTCGTGGTGCTGATTTGTTAATTATTGACGATCCACATTCTGAACAAGATGCCATGAACCCCGCTTCGTACGACAGGGTTTACGAATGGTATACATCAGGTCCTAGACAACGTTTGCAACCAGGAGGTAGGATAATTGTTGTGATGACTCGATGGTCAGTTGCTGACCTGACAGGTAAGCTAATGAAAGCACAAAAAGAAGCAAAGTCAGACCAGTGGGAAGTGATCGAATTCCCTGCCATATTACCATCAGGCAAACCAGTATGGCCAGGATACTGGAAACTAGAAGAATTAGAAGCGGTGAAAGCATCCGTAAGTATACTAAAATGGAATGCGCAGTACCAGCAGAACCCAACAGCGGCTGAAGGTAGTATTATAAAACGAGAGTGGTGGAAAAAGTGGCCACACGACAAACTACCAGCACTTCAACACGTCATTCAGTCATATGATACTGCATTTATGAAAAAAGAGACTGCTGACTACTCCGCGATCAGTACTTGGGGTGTATTTGAGCTCGAGGACGGCGGACCGCGGATTATTTTACTTGATGTACTCAAAGATAGGTACGAATTCCCAGAATTACGTACAAAAGCCAAAGAACAATACGATTATTGGAAACCCGAGACTGTAATTGTTGAGGCAAAGGCATCAGGACTGCCATTAACCTATGAATTAAGAAAAATGGGTATACCAGTTATTAACTTTACACCAAGCAAAGGAAATGATAAACATACTAGAGTAAATTCTGTTGCTCCGTTGTTCGAAGCCGGAATGGTTTGGTACCCGGATCGCAAATTTGCTGATGAGATGATTGAGGAGTGCGCTGCATTCCCACTTGGTGAACATGATGACCTCGTGGATAGTATGACTCAAGCATTAATGAGATTTAGACAAGGTGGTTTCGTTGAACACCCCGAAGATTACGAGGACGAGGAACTTCCTGAACGTAGAAGGACGTATTACTAATGAGTAATTTTGTGATGTCATTATTGAAAGCAAGTACCAAAGCTGGACTTGACTCGAACAACATTCAACAGATTGCTAAAATGAAATATAGCAATGTTGATCTTCGTATGGACCCACAGTTTCAAAAAAGAGACGCTTTCCACATTAATGACGAGTTTACAACAAACATAAAAGCAGCGATGGAGGATTTTAATGAGAGCACTCTTCCTCCAGAAGCTAAAGCTAAATTAGAAGATTTTGTAGCTAAGGCAATTGCCTTTGGTGACGACCAACAACTTTTAAGACACACAAACGCACTGTATAAATTTACAGATGATTTGTATGGTCCGGGCGGCGCGAGCAACGTTACAAATATAGAACCGGCACAATTAGCGCGGAGCGCGGCCAATCAATCTTTACAATTAGAAGGTGCACCATACGGAAACTTTCCTGGTAGAGAAGGAATTATAAAAGCTAATATAGAGCGAATGATGAAAGAAGCTCCAGGTGAAGTAGACATACTTAGAAGATATTTAAGATCAAATTATGACGGCACATACGCAGAGTTTTTAAAGAACGAAGTAGATCCAGAAAAATGGATTTATTACCAAAACCCATTTCCAGAAAACTATAGACTTGGTGGACGCGTAGGCGCAGCAGGCGGTGGTTTTATTAGATACTTATTAAAACTTTTAGGCATAGGACGTGACAAAGGTATTGGATCAATGATGCAACCTAAAACTCCTGCCGGCAATATATCTATGCGAGATATACTTCCTGATAATGAATTAGACATGAGAGTGGCTAAGGCAAATTTGATGAACAAAGATCCAAGGTTTAGGGAGTATGTAATGGGCGAATCTAGAGTTGATAATGAAATGTTTGAAAACATGCAAGCACTAGGTTTTTCACCAAGAGCAACAAATCCAGTTTATCAAAGACACATGAGAGAAGGTTTTGCTAGAGGCCCTGTCAAAGGAGAAGGTATTATGAGTACCAGCAAACTTGATGATGAGATTAGAAAAATGATGGATGACATGGAGTCCATGAAAAGACAATCAGAGAGTTATGTAGCTGAAGCTGATTTTGCTGTAAGAGGAATGAGACAAAAAGAAATGATGTTAGATGATCTTGTAAAAGATTTACAAGATGGCGTTCCTCCAAGAGCAGCAATTCAAAAATTTATAGATGCGTACAACAAACTAAGAGAACCTAATGCAAGCGGTGGAAGAGTAGGATTAAAAAGTGGAGGCATTGCTAATTTAATAGCAAAACTTATAGGCACAGATGAAAAAACAATGTTTCGAAAACCTATAAAAACTGGACACCCAGATATGCATGTAGACCTAGAACAGATGAGAAGGATGTCTAGATCAGAACAAGGTTTAGATTTAGATCAGTATGCAGAAATCGAACAAATGGTTTTGGATTCACCTCGTTATAAAGGTTTAATGCAATCAGGAATGCTTCAAGAAATAGATTACGAAAAATTTAGAGCACACATTTTATATGATGATGCTAAGTTGCAAAAAATGATGGAGATGGATCCAGAAGGTACAGACATGTATCTTAGAATGATCTACAGACTTAATGGTAGTGAGTCAGGTTTTGCATCAGGTGGTATTGTTAATACTCTTGCAGCTCCAGAATCTACAGTAGCGCAACGAAATGCAATGACAAACGAAGACTTGTATGGAATTAATCAACAGATGTCACCTTTTCAAGATCGAATAAGTCAACTGGTGAGCAGTCCCTTTTTTGCAGAAGCAAGAAAACAAAATCAAGATTTTCAGTTAAGACAAAACGAACAAATGCAAAACTATAGAATGCAAGAAATGCAAGCTCAACAAGGACTAGCAGATACATATGCTGGCATGGACGATTTTCAACAAGTTGGTGTGGGCTTAGATCAAAAACTAGAGAGTTTAGGAAGAGGGCTATCCCAAGGACAAGGACAAATATTACAACAATTAAGAAACGATAATAATAATGGAGTTAACCCGTACGGTAATAATATGTTTGGCAATCAAGTATTAGGTGGTATGTCAGGCTTTGGTGTAGGAAACTTATTCGGAACAAGGAGATAACATGGCGATAGATAAAAATATACCTGATCAAGGAGTGGATGAATTAAAAGATCCAACTACCGTTTATGATGAGGAAGTAGAACTAGAAGCAGAAGACCCACAACCTTCTAACGTAGAGATGTTTGAAGATGGTGGTGCTGTTATAAATTTTGGTGAACCACAACAGGAACAACCTATGGCTGGTCACCAAGAAAACATAGCAGAAGTCTTAGACGAAAATGTTCTTAATGAAATATCAAACGAAGTTATGGAACAATACGAAGACTGCAAGTCAGCTAGAAGTGATTGGGAACAAACTTACGTAAACGGATTAGACTTACTTGGATTTAAGTACGAAGACAGAACTGAGCCTTTCCAAGGATCAAGTGGGGCTACCCACCCAGTTCTTGCAGAAGCAGTAACACAGTTTCAAGCACTAGCTTACAAAGAACTTATGCCTGCAGGTGGTCCTGTTAGAACACAGATTATAGGATTAGAAACACCGGAGAAACAAAAGCAGTCAAAACGTGTAAGAGAGTTCATGAACTATCAGCTAATGATAAACATGAAAGAATATGAACCTGAGTTTGATCAAATGTTATTTAATTTACCGTTGTCTGGTTCTACATTTAAAAAAGTTTATTACGATGCAGTTCTTGCAAGATGTGTATCTAAGTTTGTACCAGCAGAAGATTTATATGTTCCTTACACTGCAACGTCATTAGATGACACAGAGTGCATTATTCACAAAATACAGATGACTAAAAATGATGTCATTATGCAACAACTAGCAGGTGTATATAGAGATATTGATTTAGGAGAAAGCGGATCTGTTAATCCAGACGCTGTCTCAGATAAAAAAGATGAACTATCTGGTGTTGATCCAGATAAGAACGAAACATTTACAATCCTTGAGGCTCATGTCCATTTAGAAATAGAAGGATTTGAGGACATAGATCCAAAAACAAATGAGTCTACAGGAGTCAAGTTTCCTTACATAGTAACCTTGGACGAAGGTTCAGGAGAAGTCTTAAGCGTAAAAAGGAACTGGGATGAACAAGACCAGACCAAAA